TGACAGCTATGCAAACTTTGTGTGGAGTTGATGGAAAACGGTTCATTGACTCGATTCCCAAGGGAACTTCTAAAGGATTTCCTCTTTCAGGACCAAAGAGAGAGATGATTACTTTGTTGGACCCCGAGGAGTACCCCAACTTTCAATGCCCTGCCGAGGCGCATCCCATGATTATCGAAGAAATTGCGGTAATGGAGAAGTGTCTTCTTGGCGGTGAGCGTTGTTACTCTATCTTCAAAGCTTGTGTTAAAGACGAGCCCACCAAATTGGATAAGGATAAAGTACGAGTATTTCAGGCGGCTGACTGGGCCACCCAAATGCTTGTTCGTAAGTATTTCCTTCCAATTGCACGTCTTTTGTCCATTTTCCCCATTGCGTCTGAAACCGCTGTGGGTGTGAATGCACAAGGTCCCGAATGGGACCAGCTAGCCAAGCACATGAAAAAGTTTGGAGAGGATCGCATTCTCGCTGGTGATTACAGTAAGTACGATTTGCGAATGCCTGCTCAACTTATTAATGCTGCTTTTGCTGCTTTGATTGATATTGCTAAAGATTGTGGCAAGTACACTAAGAAAGATCTTAAAATCATGCATGGCATTGCCACTGAGATTGCATATTCTTGTGTTGCTTACAATGGAGATTTAATTATCCACAATGGATCTAACCCTTCTGGGCAAAATCTTACAGTGTATATTAATTGCATCGTGAATTCGTTGCAACTTCGTTGTGCTTACTACCATCTTTGGCCCGTTAACGACGGGCCTCCTCTCCCCTTTCGAGAAGTTGCTGCCATTATGACGTATGGTGACGATGTGAAAGGCTCCGTTAGAGAGGGTTTTGATTGGTTTAATCACATTTCCTACGCTAATTTCTTGAAAGCGCGGGATATGGTTTTTACCATGCCGGATAAAACGTCAACACCGACTCCTTATATGAATGATATTGAAGCTGATTTCTTAAAGCGCAGTAACATTTTTAATGAGGATACCGGTCTTATCCACGGTGCTCTTGATGAGACTTCTATTTTCAAATCACTCCATACAGTGTTAGAATCTAAAGTCGTTTCTCTCGAGGACCAATCAGCGATGAATATCGATGGAGCCCTACGCGAATGGTGGCAACATGGACGTTCCCTTTATGAGACCCGGCGTGGTCAGATGAAGGAAGTCGCTTTCCGTTGTGGTCTTACTTCCAAGTGCGACATGCTCGGCGAATCTTACGATGATCGCCTTGTACATTTTAAGCACAAGTATTTGGAGTCACCCGACGAAGAACCAGCTGATGAGGGTACTTTTGTTACCACAGTTGGAGACGAGTGGGAGTTCTAACTCCTCGTCAAGACTTGGGATGTCTTAAAACTCATCCCGACGAGTGGGAGCTTTAGCTCCTCGTCAAGACCTGGGATGTCCTTAAAATCACCCAACACCGGAACCATCCGTTGTATAAGTTTAAAATGGTCCTGTATATATGGATTACTGCATGTTATATTAATTTACTTGTTTATATGTTTTCATGAACAGCTTTGTACTTGATGGCATCTCTTACTCAGAGATACTGGTATTTACCAGGTTCCTCGCCAGTCAACCAAACACAGTTGCATTTATGTGTTCTAGGCCGAACCATTTTTGTATTTCAAAATATCGCCTACTTCTATGTCTAATGATACAAACCCCGGAGCCGGGTATATGGCCTCCAAAACCTCAAAGGACACCTCCGCACAGAATGTTCATTTTGTAGACGGCGACATGCCGTGGACTTATGACATTGCTGCTACACCAGACGCCACTTCCACATTAAATGGCTTTTCTGATGCACAGCTTGGAGACTTTTTGTCCCGCCCACTGAAGGTTCAAGAATATCAGTGGGCTCCCCAATCCCAACTATTCCAGGTGTTTAATCCCTGGGTAGATTTCTTTGGGAATGCCGATGTAAAGCAAAAGATTAATCGTTATAGGAATCTTCGTTGCAATTTAAAGATGAAGGTCCTTGTAAATGGTAATTCTTTTTACTACGGCCGTGCGATGTTATCGTACAACCCCTACTTATCAAACGATTCCGTCACTAAGAATCGTGCTTTCTTTATTCAAGATTTAGTTCAAGCTAGTCAAAAACCACATATCCTTTTGGATCCTTGTACATCACAGGGTGGTGAAATGACTTTGCCATTTATTTGGCCTGAGAATTATCTTGATATCACTCAACCATCTTGGGTGAATGAGATGGGTCGTGTAACCATTCATGACTTTGACGTTCTCCAACATGCCAATGGTGGAACTGATCCTATTACAGTTTCCATCTTTGTGTGGGTAGAAAATCTCACTCTTGCTGTGCCAACTACTTCTCAGGTGCAGTCGGGATCGAGTGATAGAGAGTTGGACGAATTTGGTTTCCCTAAACCATATGTTGAACAAGCTGGCAAGAAAACGCCACGCAAAGCCAACAATTCTTCCAACAATGATGAGTTTACCAAGGATGGTCTTATTAGCAAACCCGCTTCAGCTATTGTTTCAGCGGCAAATGCTTTGACCATGATTCCAATGATTGCACCTTATGCCAAAGCTACTTGCATGGTTGCCGGTAAGATTGGCCAAATGGCTAAAATTTTTGGTTATTCTCGTCCTCAGGTAGTAGAAGATACACATAATTATGTTCCCCGATACGTAGGAAATATGTGTAATTCTGATGCTCCTGAACCCTTGGTAAAATTGTCTTTAGATTCTAAGAACGAACTTTCCATTGACACTAGGGTTATGGGCCTTGGTGGTGCGGATGAAATGACAATTAATTCCATCGCCCAACGCCCCTCCTTCTGGAGACAATTTGATTGGCCTGAGTCTGCTACAGCCGATTCGCTTTTGACCTCGATGATGGTCATGCCGGCTTATAATCAGACTTTGGTTGCGTCCCCTGTGACTGAGATTCACATGACAGCTCTTGCTTTTGCTGCTGCTCCGTTTGCAACATGGCAAGGTTCCATCAAATTCCGTTTTAATGTAGTGTGCTCTGAATACCACAGAGGACGCTTGCGTATTGTCTACAACCCCGTAGGTTCTCCTGCGGGTCCCATTCCCTTTAATCAAGTCTATTCTACGATCATTGATATTTCTGAAGATCGAGACTTTGAATATGAGGTGAAATGGGCTGACATTCGAGCTTTTGCAGCTCATTACGGTCCAGAAGCCTATCCCATACTCCCCCTGTATGATGATGTCACTCCCGTTGGAGGCGGGACTATTTATGACAATGGCACGTTGTCAGTTTACGTAGTGAATGAACTGGCAACACCATCGGTTTCAGCAGCCGATGTAAAAATTCAAGTCTGGGTTTCAGGCGGTGACGATTTTGCAGTCGCTGTCCCTACGACTAATGGATTAGAGAATTTATCTCTATTTCAGCAGCAATCTGACGCTGCTCCTGAAGTACTTGCTGAAACAAAAGATGCCTCCAATGCACCAACGAGTTCTATGCCCATAGACTCATTTGGAGACTCTTCTGATATGATTCCTGATGACAATCAGTATCTGGTTTATCAAGGTGAACGCATACTCTCATTTCGAGAGCTTTTGCGGAGATACCAATACCATAATTCATACTGGCCCAACGATACCGGGTTAGGATACCGACTTGTCACACAAGATTTGACCGATTTCCCGTTCTACCGTGGATGGGATCCCAACGGTCAAGATTCCGCGCTTAACAGCACAGCTTTAATTTCATCGTATAATTATTGTACTATGACTTTGATTAACTGGCTTACACCAGCTTATGCTTGTCGTCGCGGAGGCCTGCGTCATAAGGCCCTCCTTATTGGAGATTCTAGTTCTTCTGAATCGACCTCCTTTACTGTAAGTCGGCACTTATTAGATGGTACAGCTAACAAAGCAACGTCCCATTCATTAAGTTCCGCTGTTCCCGGAGATCGTCGATCTAAAATTCAGGAAACATTGCGTGGCTCCTTAGGGGGAACTCATGTCACGCCAACCCAAAACAACCCATGTCTCGAGTATGAGACGCCGTTCTATACCATTGGACAGCGTTTTGTGTCCGCTCGAGATCTTGATTACTATGATGGTTTTCATGCCGGTCACGAACTTGCTACTGAAGTTACGGACACCGCCGGACCATCTGGAGATCCTGCTCGGATTCGTATTGATAAGTACGTTTCTATTGCAGAAGATTTTCAATTGGGTATGTTTGTAGGCGCTCCCATTTTATACGCCTATCAAAATCCTACCCCTGTGTAGGTCGATCTTTGGGTCAGATCGTGTCATTTGGACATTAAACAACGTACAAACCCCACAAGGGTAGAATATTCTACGGCGAGCGTAGGAGAGGGCAAAACCATGTGTTTTGTCCTTAGCTAGACACTTGTTGTCTTCGCACTTGTATATCGAGTGAGTAATAGTTTACAGAACTATTTGAAGATGATTCGTCGTCTTTTTATAGTTTGAATTTAATATTGCTCGCAACTTTCTACAGTGCAGCTAAAATGTTTTACATTTTTCAAACACGTGTGTGGATGGGAAATAAAATACCCACCGCACAATTCGTAACTTTCAGAGGGAAAAACCCCAGCGTAAAGTTATTGATAGTGTTTGGCTCGCTAACACAAA